AGGCTATTCGTAAGGTGTTGGAGATCGGTCCGGGTCAATCTTGGGTTGCGGAGACCATTACTCAGCAGCGTGAGGAAGAAGAACGTAAGTTCTATACCGAGATGCGTCCAACGGATATGTTCGACGCGCTTGAGTTTTGGGGTAAAGTTAGTGGTGCTATGCTTCGTGAATGGGGTATGTCTGAGGAAGATGTGCCTGATGAAGCGCGCGAATATGATGCTAACATATGGCTTGTTGGTAATTACGTTATCAAAGCAATTTTGAATTACGATCCGTTAGGTGAAAAGCCTTACGCTAAAACATCTTTCATTAAGACTCCCGGTGCATTTTGGGGCCGTGGCATTCCTGAGATCATAGAAGACCTACAGAATATATGTAATGCAGCGGCTCGTTCGCTTGTCAACAACATGGGTATTGCTTCTGGCCCACAGGTCGAGGTCAATCTGGAACGTATTCCTCCTAATGAGGATATTACCCAGATGCACCCATGGAAGATTTGGCAGGTCCTTAATGACCCACTAGGCGGGTCGGCTCCAGCCGTACGGTTTAATCAGCCTAACGATAATGCCAATACGCTAATGGCTGTTTATGAACGGTTTAGCCGTTTGGCTGACGATCACTCAGGCATACCGTCTTATATTTATGGCGACGTAGATGTTAAGGGCGCGGGTCGTACCGCATCGGGGCTGTCCATGCTTATGGGTTCAGCTGGTAAGGGTATTCGCCAAGTTGTGATGCACATTGATAACGACATTATTATGCCAGTTGTTGAGCGGCAGTTTGTATACAATATGCGTTACGATGCGGATGAGTCGATTAAGGGCGATGCGCAAATTATCCCACGTGGTGCAGTTAACCTAGCAGTTAAAGAAACAGTTAACCTTCGTCGCGTTGAGTTCCTTAATGCCACCGCTAACGAAGTAGACATGAGCATCATTGGTAAAGACGGGCGTGCAGCGATTCTCCGTGAGATTGCCAAAGGTCTGCAAATGCCAGTTGATGAGATTGTCCCATCACGTGAAAAACTTGGGTATGTTGATAGGGTGCAGATGGCTCAGAAAGCAGCGCAACCACAACAACCTCAAGGTGCAACAGTCGATCAAGCTGGTAATGCTGCCGGTGGTATGAGCGCAGCGATTGCGCGCCCACAGGGCGGTGCTGCTTGATTCGTCCCACTCCAGAGCTTCTTCAACAATGGGCTTCTATCTCTCGGTCCCATCCAGCTATTCTTGAGTGGATAACTGAATGGCGGCAACGTGAGATAGATCAGCTACCTTATGTTGGACCAGATGCTGTTCACTTGGCTCAAGGGCGTTGCCAAGTGTTGACAGAGATATATAAACTAGTGCAAAATGCCCCTGATATGGCAGCAGAATCTCGCAAAAGATAGCAGCCATTTAACCACGCACACCGAGAGGAGCGTTCTATGACCATACCTGAGCAGATTCGTCGTCAGTCTGAGGTGGTAGCCAAACACTTTGAAGAGCAGAAGACCCAAACTGGAACTACTGAAGTTGCTGTAGAGCCAGAAGGTCAGACGCAAGAGAGTGTTCAGCAAACCGACAGTGCCGAAGATACTGCAGCTGCACCCGTACTTAACGAGCAAAAGACTACGGGTAACAAGGATAACGAGGAGACTTACGAGAAACGGTATAAAACACTTCAGGGTATGTACAACGCTGATACAGTACGGCTTCGTGCTGAGAATCAACAGTTGAACCAACGACTTACCCAGATGGAGCAGTTGCTTTCAACTCTATCTACGCCTTCGGCTCCAGCTGTTGCCGCTGATAGAAAGTTGATAACCGACAAAGACGTTGAGGAATACGGTGATTCTATTGAGGTCATGCGACGTGTGTCCGAAGAATCACTGACAGCCCGCGACAATAAGATCGCGGAATTGGAACATATGGTCCGGCAGATGCAGGTCAATGTTCTTCCTCGTGTCGAGCAGGTTGCACAGAAGCAGGCGCTATCATCTGAGCAGTCATTCTGGGCAGAACTATCTACAAAGATCCCCAACTGGCGGGATATCAATGCAGATCAGGGCTTTCTAGATTGGCTCATGGAAGTAGACCCGCTGACCGGGGTTACGCGGCAGTCCTATCTTGAAGATGCTCAACGGAGCATGGACGCATACCGAGTCGCAAATTTCTTCAATGCTTGGCAGGGAATGAATGGTCAACAAGTTGCTCAACCACCTCGGGGCGCAGCGGCGTCCGAACTTGATAAACAAGTTGCTCCGGGTAGAGGTCGTGGAAACGGTGCTCCATCGAAGGATCAGACCAAAACGTACTCTCCGAAGGACATTCAAAAGTTCTTCGACGATGTTCGTAAGGGAGTTTATCGAGGTAAGGAATCCGAACGCGACCGAATTGAACGCGATATTTTCGCTGCACAGCGGGAAAATCGCATAGTCGCAACAGGTTAAGTGGAGCTAGTCCATGTCTTTTCCAGTCTCTGCTGGCCGCCCAAATTATTCGGGGAACTTTATCCCTGAGATTTGGTCAGGCAAGCTTATTGAAAACTTCTACGATGCGACGGTCCTCGCGGCTATCGCTAATACCGACTACGAAGGCGAGATCAAGAACCAGGGTGATACGGTTAACATCCGTACTATCCCGAACATCACGATCCGTGACTATGTCAAAGGTCAGAGCCTCGTCGTTGAAAACCCTGACAAGCCGAAACTTCAGCTTGTTATCGACAAAGGCGAATACTTCGCTTGCGTTGAAGACGACATTGATCGTGTTCAGTCAGACGTTAAGTTGATGGATATGTGGTCTAAAGATGCTTCCGAGCAGATGAAGATCAAGATCGACCAACGTGTTCTGACCGATATCCTGCCAGACATTGCTTCGACCAACAAAGGTGCAACTGCTGGCGCAGTATCATCTGCGTTCAATCTTGGCACGACGGCTTCGCCGCTCACCGTTTCTAAAGACGGTTCAGGTGGTACGACTTCAGTTACGGACCTTGTCGTTGACATGGGCACCGTTCTTGACGAGGCTAACTGCCCAGAGCAGAACCGCTTCCTTATCATCCCTGCCCGTATGGCTGGCTTGATCAAGAAGTCGGAACTGAAAGACGCTTCGCTTACCGGCGACAGCCAGTCTCCGCTCCGTAACGGTCGTCTTGGCATGATTGATCGCTTCACGATCTACGTCAGCCACAACTTGAAAGTTACGTCCAGCACGAAGTACAGCATCATTGCTGGTACCAAGATGGGCTTTACTTTCGCTTCTCAGATGACTGAGATGGAAACCATCCGCTCGGAAACGACGTTCGGTGACATCATCCGTGGCCTGCAAGTGTATGGCTACAAAGTGGTGAAGCCAGAAGCTCTCGTCGAATCCGTCGTCAGCTTCTCGTAAGGAGGACTAAAAATGGTTGCTTATACGGACTCCTACGGGTTCAATAAGGGTACAGCCGATTACCCCGCGTATGGTGGTAATCGAATCTCTTATATTGAAGTCGAGCTTGACTTCGCTACCATCGTTGCGGCTCGTTCAGCGGCTGGCGTTACGGCGCTTGCTGCGGCTGATACGCTTCAGGTAGTTCAGCTTCCGGCCAACTCTGTTGTCCTTCACGCTGGGTTTCAGGTAACAGAAGCGGAAACGACCAACACGACGGCTACCTTTGACTTTGGTTTCACGGGCGCTTCGCCTGCTGCGGCCAATGCCTTTGGTAACGACATCGCGTCGAACGCTCTCGGCTGGTCATGGGCTGCTGGTAATGGCCTTGGAGCACCGATCATTATTGGTACGTCGGATGACACTATCGACTTGCTGATCAATACGGCTGCACCTACGAACTGCGTTCTCCGCTGCTTCGCGGTTGTTCTTAACCCGAACTGAGTGTAGGGGCTTCGGCCCCTACTTTCTCATAGGAGGATTCAATGTCTGTTTATGACGGCGTTACACACTCTCGGCTGAAAGCCATCAATCTTGAGGCAGATAATCTATCTGTTACGAATCGCTCGGTTGTATTTAATATTCGTCAGCGATTCACGATTGCACAGGTCAATGCAGGTGCGACACTTGTTGCTGCTGTATCTGGCAAGTCCATTCGTATGGTTGGCTGTAAAGCGATTGCAGTAGGCGGCGCTGCTGGTGCAGTTACGACTGTCGATATTCTCGGCACTTCGACGACTTCACGCAAGCTCGTTGCTTTTGCTCAGGCTAACCTGACGCAGAGTACTGTTCTAGCTGACGGTGGTACGGGCGGTACTGTTCTTGCGGACGGTGCATCCTATACGGCTAATGATACTGGTACAGCGGTTACTATTGGCAAGACTGGCTCCAATGTCACGACGGCTACGCACATCGACGTAATCTTTGTATACGTCCTTGAATAATTGGTAGGGGCTTCGGCCCCTACTCTTATATGTTTAGGGGATCAGTATGCCAACAAACCTCACCGCTAGTAAGATTAATGCTACCTATTCTCAGTTACTCCATGTCGATGGTGGACCAGATGCAACTGAGAAAGTAGTCTACAGCGGCACAGGTGTTGGTACTGCACTTCGTGTTGGTGTATCGTCTGTTTCAGTCGGTAATGTTAGACTATCCGGCAATCAAGTATCGGCTATTAGTGGTAATGTTGAACTAGCTAATGTTGCTATTACGAGTGGAACAATTACGGGTATCTCTCCAATCGCTGTTGCTGTAGGCGGCACTGGAGCTTCTGATGCTGCGGCTGCTAGAACTAATCTTGGCCTCGGTACCATAGCCACACAAGATGCTTCGTCAGTAGCGATTACGGGCGGCGCAATCAGTAATGTGACGCTTAGCAGTGTATCTGTACCGTTTGCTAGTTTATCAGGTCGCGCGTACGCGTCGTTTTATGACGCTGGAACATCTGCACAGACAGGCAGTGTAACCGATAGAACCGCTGTTAAGTGGGCAACTGCAAGCGTTTCTGGTTCAGGCATTACGGTTGCGAGTAATAGTCGTATTACACTTGCTGTAGCCGGTACATATAGGTTCAATATCAGCCTTCAAATTGATAATTCTGATGGTAGTGAGCGTGATGTAGATATTTGGTTTGCAAAGAACGGGACTAACATTGCTAGTTCCAATTCAAGAGTATCTGTTCCAGCGGCTAATTCAGGCGGTACTCTCGTCTTTGCAATTGAGTTATTTGAAACTGTCGCTGCTAATGATTATATTGAAGCATATTGGTACCCTTCATCGACTGGTGTAACGCTTCTTTATCGTGCAGCGGTAACTGCTAGTCCCGGTGTTACACCTGCTATTCCAGCTACACCTCCAGCTATTGTTGTGGTTGAAAGGATTGCATAATGCCTAAGACTCCTGCATGGACGCGCAAGGAAGGTAAGAATCCTAAAGGCGGTTTAAACGCTAAAGGTCGAGCTTCCTACAACGCAGCTAATCCGGGTAAGCCCGGATTGAAAGCACCGCAGCCTGAAGGTGGTCCACGCCGTGATTCCTTTTGTGCCCGTATGAAAGGCATGAAGAAAAAACTGACAAGCGCCAAGACAGCCAACGATCCGAACTCACGGATTAACAAATCTCTTCGCGCTTGGAACTGCTGATATGGCTGCATCTAAACCGAACAACGCCGCTCTATGGTCTCGCGTAAAGGCTGAAGCCAAGAAGAAGTTTAAGGTTTATCCAAGCGCATATGCAAATGCGTGGGCAGCGAAGGAATATAAAAGCCGTGGCGGTACTTGGTCTGGTGCAGATAATCGGGTGAAGCGTGGCTAAGGGTGGCCTCGGCAAATGGTTCGGGGAGAAGTGGGTCGATGTAAAGACCGGTAAACCCTGTGGCCGTTCGGGTCCAAATGATAAGCGAGGATATCCAGCTTGTCGTCCGGCAGCGGCGGCATCTAAGATGACTTCATCAGAAAAGAAGATAATGGCTTCTAAGAAAACTGGTCCTGCTCGTAAGGCGTGGCCTGTATCGCCATCAGGTAAACGGAAAGGAACCAAGTAATGGCTAAAGCCCCTATGAAAAAGCCTACAGGTAAAGCTCTTATGATTGTCGTTATGAAAAAAGGTAGTGGCGGCAAGAAGAT